TCCGGTGTAGTAGAAAAAGGAGCAGCCATCGTTAACTCCAGTAATTTGTTGATTGACTAGCATTTTGCCATGAATTAGCCACTTCCGCAGTGCTAGACCAAGAGTTGGTTTCGACAGGATCATCTGCCCAATTTAACACCGTGATCACCACCAAACCACTGCCTTGACCAGCACCAAGAAACCCACCAGCACCACCACCGTAGTGAGCGCCAGAACCACCGCTCTGTAGCCCTCTGGAACCACCACCACCTGCACCTGGGCCTGCTTGCAAACCAGTTGCACTGTCAACCCAAATGACTTCCATTGATCCATTGGAACCCCTACGGAAGTCCCCTCCAGTGGATGAAGCATAACTGCCACCACCACCACCACCATTCGTGCCAGCAGACGCTAAAACAGTCTGCGTTCCAGCAGCACCACCACCAGTGTTCAGTCTGTTGTTCCCGCCATTGCCGCCAGCTAGAGCAGTCGCAGCTTGACCAACAAACCCACCGTTTGCCGCACCACCACCACCAGAACCATCGACCGTAGAGTTAAATCCGTCCCCACCGTTTGCACCTGCCCCATTCGGGCCAGCAGCACCACCACCACCACCGCTGCCACCTGTCGAGCCAGTGCCTATCCCGCCATTCCCACCCGAGTAAACAACATCACCAACACACTCAGATGCGTTCCCTCCAGCACCACCGTTCAAACCAGTAGCACCACCCTTGGCAACTAAACCTAAACTCTTGTTGTTTGGAGGCTCGTTGGTTTGTGTGTTCAGCCAAACATCAAACCCTTGTGTTGCCACTGATTGATACGCAACACACTGATAATAGACCGTCTGCCCAGGAGTGACATTCAGCAGATTTACCCTGGCATACGCACCACCTCCACCACCATTGGTGCTGCCAGTCGCACCCTGACCAATTGCCTCAACCATGATCTGTCTGACATTTGCAGGAACAGTCCATGTCCCAGAAAGTGTCTCAATATCGATCCTAGTTGGAGGCAATATGATCGTTGTCATCTGGATGCAACGCGCATGGTAATCGGTGAGCCACTAAACTCCGCTCGATCATCTGACACAGTAAGAGACTCCAAACCTTTGCTGAACAACGCTGCCCAGGTCTGCAATCGAGCATCGTTCATAAGATACGGTTCTGCCTCTGTTAAAGACCCGTAAAGCAGCAAATCAGGACAGTTGGTAGTCCACACATTAGTTGTGTTGGAGTCGCTCAAAAACGCTGGAGCAGCGTAATAGAGCATATACACCTCATAGTTCGTATCAGGCACTGGAGACATCTGAATCTCGTTTGCCAGCAGCGTATAGAACTGAGGTCTACCGGACTCAGTAGTCCTAGTGTTGCGAGTAAAGATTGATGGTGATTGATACGTTAACGGCTGTTCTGGGTTTGTGGATAAGTACAGATTCCGCATCTCCAGAAAATCTGCTGGCAGTTGAACTGTAGAGTCTCCACCAACTGATGTGGTGTAAGACAATTTCAGCATCTGACGAATACGAACGTCTCTGCGTAAACGAATCTCTGCAAGCTGGATGAAGTCAGGGATCTGACTACTTAGATCGCTTCTTGCGAGATAGTTTGCGACTGCTGTTTTCAGGTCGCTGTAAGTTGCTAGGGCCATGTTTTACGTCATCCCATCCAAAGGTCTTGACGCCAATGTGTCCGATGTGCATTGACAGTTCATGGTCAACAAACACCGGAATGTCATTCTCCATGCACCGGACGCAGAATGTCACATCCTCACCGATGACATTGCCGTGATCAGTCCAGATGACATCAAACCACGGTCTAGGGATCTTCTCAAACACTTCCCTGTTGACAAGTGTAACCGCAAAACCCACTGCGGTCACCTGTTCAACACCCTTCTTACCCCTGCTTTCAACCTTGTGCCAGACCTGTTTCGGTTCTCCTGGCTTACCGTTGAGCATCTCCCGCTCAATATTAAGGTTCAACGCAGTCGGCAGAATCGGTTCTCTGCGCGTTGTAGCGTTAACACCGCAGATCGGTACTTGCCTCGCCTGGAGGATCTCCAGCGTGTCAGCAGGGAACCGCTGATCAGAGTCAATCCACAGAACTTGGTCTGCACCCCATTCCAGAGCTTCCTGCGCCAGTTTCTCCCGCTGAGTGAAGATCAGCGTTCCTGGCATCTGCAACAGTTGTATTTCGTTCTGACCCCGTTTTGCCTCGTATCCGACCAATCTTGCTAGGTCAAAACAGAATCCGCTCATCACCTCGTCCCGACATGGGACACAGATTGCAACCTTCATGCTCCTCCTTAAACGCTTCCTGGGTAAGTCCTCCAGACTCGGTTATCAGGGTCATTCAACCAAGCCTTAAATCGTTTTTCGTCTGTCACCATGAATCCACGCATGATGCCCATCTTGTTGAGGACATCGATCACCGTGTTTGGAATCCTGGCAACATGGGTCAACACATCGTCAACCTTCTTGGTTGCAGCGTTGACCTGTTGTTTGTTTGCTTCCACGATCTCAGACACATCCTGCTTTGTGGTCAGGATGACTTGATCGTCTTGCAACGTCGCTACCGTGTAGCGTGTATCGCTAATGCTGAATAAGTCTTTCATGTCACATGACTCCAAGTCCTACCTATCCGCACACCCCTGATGCAATTTGGAGACACATTAAATCGTCTTGCCAAAGCAGCGTTACTGTCTGTGCTTTGCTTGATCTGCCGCACGATTTCAGCATTGATCAGCGACTTGCCATTTCCCTCGCCGACTGGAGCAACAACACGCTTCCTGCCCTTGCGGATCATGTCCTGTGTGTTTTCTTTCGGTGTTCCAAGCGATAGATGAGACGGGTTAACGCAGCCAGGATTGTCGCAACTGTGCATGATGTGCATTCCAACTGGAATTGTTTGGCCTTTGTTAGCCAACAACCAACTGACCCTATGCACACCTTCAGCACCTTCAGACTTCTTGCCTAGACTGATTCTGCCGTAACCGTTTGGCATCTTTTGACCAGTCCATTCCCAACATTCTTCTGGACTACGCTTATCAACTCTCATCCAGAATCGCTCTTCTAGTGGCGCTTGAGACCACTTTCTAGTTTCTGGACTGCCGTACTTCTTAACTCTCTGATAATGCTTTTGGCAGAACCCAAGAGACTTTTTCGGTTGACCACAACCTTTGACAATACAAAGCATGAAAGGTACTCCCATCTTTCGACAGGAGTACCTTATCACGCTATCAGCACACGGTCAATTACAGAGCCGGATTAAGATCGAAGCACCCGCCATGAGCTGCCTCGTTCCGCATCTCCAGCGTGAACTCAGCGAGAAGCTGGGTCTTCTCAGCATCGCCGGTCTTCGCCAAATCGTTCGTCGCAAACGGACGCAGATACGCAATCGCAGCGTATTCCGGATCGAGCAGCAGTGCATCCCGAGTACGCATGAAGCGATCCGGGGTGACCGACAGCGTACCAAAGTCGCTCATGTAGACATCAGCCGCCCCAATAATTGTCGTCGGCTGATCACCTGGGGCCATGTAACGCTGTGCAGCGATACCAGCGAAACTCGACACCTTCTGCTTCAGACCACTGTTGACCACCAGCAGTTTCGGATTGCCACCCGAAACAAACACCTCGGCAACAACATCTTTCAGCAGCGTCTCGGTGAAGGTACGGGTAGCACCATCCGAGCGAGTCGAAACACCAATCGTCGTCGGATCAGTGCCAGACGTACCAGCGGAAGTGTTGGTCTTCAGCCAGGACAGAATCGCACCGAGTTTCCGAGCGGTGGTGGACGAACCAGCAGTCTGCCCTTGGTTGGCAGTGATGATGGTTTCCATGTCGCGCTTCAGTTCCGACGCAGCCTTGGAAAGCTGATACGCCTTCTCCGACTTCCGGCCAGCCTTGTTAACGGCTTCCAGCGTGTTGGAGATGCTGATCGTCTTTTGAACGATCTGCGTATAGTTGCCAAGACGAACAGTAGGACTGATCGTGGTAGCAACAGCATCAGCGCCCTCAACCGCAGCGTTTGCAGTCGTAGCAGCAGCCAGCGAATCACTCTGCCACTCGTGATAAACGGCAGTCGCTTTGGTGCGAGCCAGGGTGGACAGGATCGGGGTTTCGGTAGGACTGATGTCGT